CGTAATAAGCAGCGGAAGTACTGTAGTCATAATTGCTTTGTTAAGTTTAAGTTTTGGAGTGAAGAAGATGGAATTTAAAAACGTAAGGTTAACAAAAATATGTGATTTGAAACCGCATCCCAAAAATCCAAGGGTGCATCCCGATTCTGCTTTAAGCAAGCTTGTAAAAAGCATAAACAAGTTTGGTTTTACAAATCCGGTATTAGTAAGTAAAGATGGATTTATTTTGGCAGGGCATGCCAGATGTAAGGCGGCACAAAAAGCAGGTATTGAAGAAGTACCTGCTATCTTTTTAGATCTTGAAGGTGCAGATGCGGACGCTTATCTAATTGCCGACAACAAAATACAAGAAGAAACCGACTGGGATAAGGACTTACTCGCAGAACTGATTAAGGATTTACAAACCTTAGACTTTGATGTATCCTTCACAGGCTTTGAGCCTCCGGAGATTGACCAGATCATGACCAGTGTGCATAATAAAGATTCCCAAGAAGATGACTTTGACGTAGATGCAGCTTTGGAAGAGGAGTCCTTCGTTAAGCCAGGCGATCTATGGCATTTGGGAAAACACAGACTGATGTGCGGCGATGCCACCAAAGCAGAAGATGTGGCGATTTTGATGAATGGAAAAATGCAAATCTGGTCGTAACCGATCCGCCGTATAACTGTGCGTATGAGGGTGGCACCGGAATGACGATTATGAATGATAATATGGAATCTGGAAAGTTCTACGAGTTTTTGCTTGCGGCTATAAAAAATGCATATCAGCACCTTGCCGATGGCGGAGCCATCTATATGTTCCACTCTGATGCGGAAAAGGTGAATTTCTATAATGCAACAGTTAATGCTGGCTTTCATTATTCCACCACGTGTATTTGGGTGAAAAACTCCCTGGTGATCGGTAGGATGGATTACCAGATGCGCCATGAACCCATTCTTTATGCCTTTAAAGACACGGCAAAACACCGGTGGTATTCTGACAGGAAGCAAAGCACCGTATGGGAATTTAACCGCCCAACCAAATCCAAGTTGCATCCAACCACAAAACCAGTTGAACTTGTGGCTTATCCTATCCGTAATTCATCTCAAGTCAACGGAATCGTGCTTGATTTATTTGGCGGCAGCGGATCTACCCTGATTGCCTGCGAGCAGATAGACCGCAGCGCTTACGTAATGGAACTCGATCCAAAGTATGCAGCTGTTATCGTAAAGAGGTATGCGACAGCGGCAGGCAGTACCAAGGACATTTACCTGGAAAGAGAAGGCTGCACTTGCTCACTGCAGGACGTTTTGGCAGAAATGGACAAGGACCTTATTTAACTCAAAAAAGACGAAAAAACTTGCTATTGCCTGTGTTTTGAGTGATCGAAGAATAAAAAAACAAACATTGGAGCAGGCTTAAAACGCCCTGCTCCTTTTAAGTAGAAAAGGTAATTCTGTATACTTTAGCTAAATGATACAATTATCAGACAATTAACTGGCTATATGCCCCCTGTAGAGTTAATATACACACTAAGCCAAGAAGCACACTCGAAGGGGGGCATGCAAAATGAAAACGCAGAGATTTGGTATCGAAATTGAAATGACAGGAACCACAAGAAGAGAAGCAGCTCATGTTATTGCTCGGTATTTTAACAGTCAAGTCGAATACAGGGGTGGAGCCTACGACGAGTACCGAGTACTTGATGATAAAGGAAGATCATGGAAGTTAGTAAGCGACGCGAGTATCACCACCATGAAAAAGGTACAGGGACAAATGATCTCGGCAGATAAACAATACAGTGTCGAACTGGTAAGCCCCATTCTTACCTACGAGGATATCGAGCCCTTGCAGGAACTGGTCAGACTATTGCGGAAGGCGGGAGCCTTAAGTAGCAGCCGATACAACGCCGGTATTCACATTCACGTAGATGCCAAACCCCATACTCCAAACAGCCTGAAAAACTTGGTTAACTTAATGGCCAGCAAAGAAGAGTTACTTTACAAAAGCTTGGCTATTGATTGTGCTAGAATGAGGTATTGTAAAAAGGTTAATGAGGAATTGATAGAAAAGATAAACAAGAAAAAGCCAAAAACCTTAGCGGCTTTGGCCGACATTTGGTATGATGGATACGGGCAGGAAAGTAGAGAACGGCATTACCACAATAGCCGCTACCACGGGCTAAATCTACACAGCACGTTCACCAAGGGAACTATAGAATTTAGACTTTTCAACGGAACTTTGCATGCCGGAAAAATTAAGGCATATTTGCAATTTTGTTTAGCCCTGAGCTACCAAGCCTTAGCGCAAAAGTCGGCCAGCGCCAAGCGAACAACCACCGACAATGAAAAATATACCTTTAGATGCTGGATGCTGCGGCTAGGCTTGATTGGGAAAGAGTTTGAAACCTGCAGACTCCATTTTTTGAGAAATCTTAGTGGAAACTCAGCCTGGAGGAAGGCCGCTTGAGATGAAAGATAGGCCGTAAGGGGCAACCTGCCCCTTGTTGGCTTTGATGATATGTGATAGAACGTACGAAGGAGAAACTCATGGAAACAAAGATTTATGCTGCTTATGGCAGTAATTTGAACCTCAAGCAAATGAAGAAACGTTGCCCCAAGGCAAAGGTTATTGGCAAAGGTGAATTATTCGATTATAAACTTACCTTCCGGGGAAAACAGACTGGAGTAGCAAATGTGGAGCGTAGTGCGGGATGTACGGTTCCGGTTGTGCTTTGGGCAATCACGAAAGATTGTGAGCAAGAGTTAAATCACTACGAGGGCTACCCAAGACTGTATGGAAAAGAAATAGTTACCATTACGACGCCTGCCGGAGAACAAGAGGCTATGCTGTATGTTATGGCCAAGCAATATGAAACTATGCCTGCTATTCCAAGTGAATATTACTTTGATGTAATTCGTCAAGGCTATCAGGATAATGGAATTGACACAGTTTCATTGAGTGACGCTCTAAGAAATACCAAAATAGAGTTATTATAACTTTAAGGAGCTTATACGATGGATACATTTTTTTCGCAGAAATTTTGCGATAGATGTGGCGGCGGTCTTGAGGGTGGTAGAATTATGTCCATGTTTAACACCGACTGCCTTTGCCTTGCCTGCAAGGAAAAAGAAAAGACGCGGGAAGATTATGAAGAAGCAGTAAAAGTGGAGCAGGAAGAAATCAAAAAGGGTAATTTTAATTACAAAGGCATCGAAGGATAAACAAAATCTAAATTTTGAGTCTATCAGCAGATAGGCTCTTTTTATTTACCCATGCCCGGGAAAGGAGGTGATACCCATGGCCCAGAAAGGAAGAAAGCCAAAGCCGACAGCGTTAAAAATACTCGAAGGCAATCCGGGTAAACGACAGCTTAATACAAATGAACCTACACCAGTAAAAAAAGCACCAAAATGCCCTAGTTGGCTTGATAATGATGCCAAGAAAGAATGGCGTCGCTTGACCAAACAACTAGAGGACTTGGGACTCTTAACAACAATTGATATGGCTGCTTTTGCCGGGTACTGCCAAGCCTATGCTCGGTGGAAGGAAGCCGAAGAATTTATTAGTAAACATGGTACCATTGTCAAAACTCCGTCAGGTTATTGGCAGCAGGTACCACAGGTATCCATCGCCCAGACCTACCTTAAAATCATGAATAAATTTTGCGAGCAGTTTGGACTAACCCCGTCGGCACGTAGCCGAATTGTTGCAGATACCGGACAGCAAAATGAGGCCGATCCAATGGAATTGATTTTGTTAAGCGGGGGTAAGAAGAGTGTATGATGAGGCAAAAGCTCAGCATGCAGTTAGCTTTATCAACTGCTTAAAACATACCAAAGGCCAGTGGCGAGGGGTTCCTTTTGAACTATTACCATGGCAAGATAAAATTATTCGTGATATTTTTGGAAACGTGAAAGAAAATGGTTATCGTCAATATAACACGGCTTATGTTGAAATTCCCAAAAAAAACGGAAAAAGTGAGCTTGCCGCAGCGGTGGCGCTCCTCATGACCTGCGGAGACAACGAGTGGGGAGCCGAGGTGTATGGCTGCGCTTCGGATCGGCAACAGGCGTCCATTGTATTTGACGTGGCGGTCGATATGGTGGATCAGTGTCCAGCACTTAAAAAACGAATTAAACCCATAATGTCGGTAAAGCGATTAGTTTACCACCCGACTAATAGTTTTTACCAAGTACTCTCAGCGGAAGCTTATACAAAGCACGGATTAAATGTCCATGCCGTAGTATTCGACGAATTACACGCCCAGCCCAACCGCAACCTCTATGACGTCATGACCAAAGGCTCCGGGGACGCAAGAACGCAACCGCTATTTTTCCTCATTACCACCGCTGGTAATGACAGAAACTCCATTTGCTATGAAGTACATCAAAAAGCAACAGATGTCTTATCGGGTAGAAAAATAGACCAGACCTTTTATCCGGCCATTTACGGTATAGCAGAAACCGATGATTGGGCGAAAGAAGAAAACTGGTATAAAGCCAACCCGTCACTGGGTTATACCATTGATATAGAGAAAGTC